AGGATAGGGATAGTAGTACCCCCTATAATCCCCCTAAGGGGGAAATCGGCTCTCCTGACTCTGACGATGAATCCGTAGAAAACGGACCAGAGAAAAAGAAAAGTTGCGGCAAAAGAAAAGAGGCTGATTTATCCTTCGTCGAACCTTCGTTCCAGCCAGTGATGGCGGAATGGCTTGCTTACAAGTCTGAACGCGGACAGACCTATCGGCAGCAGGGATTAAAGGCTTGTTATTCCAAATTGCGGGAACTTTCAAACGAGGATCCGGACATTGCTCGTAAGATCATCCGACAATCTATGGCAAATAACTGGGCGGGGTTATTCCCGCTGAAAACGACAAATGACTATGGACGAAGTACAAAGAATCAACCCCCATGCCCTGATGAGCTCGCTCGGGCCGTCGCTGAGGGAATCTCTCGCGCTCACACTCGCCAAGAGTGGGAGTGAGGAGGTATCCGTACTTGCAGGGCCTCCGGCATCGGCAGCACATATCGCCACGGTTGTGCATAAGCTGTCCGTATGTTTTCCGGATATGTCGAGTGAATTCTTCTCTATCCTTGCCGAGCGTATCGGGAAGACGGGAATGAGCGGGAAGCGGCTGGAATACGCCCTGAACAGGGTGCTGGACACGTTCACGTACAAACGGCTGACGATCGCCGACATCTTGGGCATCGATGTGAAATGTCGGATTCTGACGTATTCCGCGATGTGCAATGAGGTGGCCCGGAACGGCGGCAGCACGGACGATTATGCTCCGATACGCATTAGCGGGGCCGAGAAGCCCGGATGGGTGCTCAAAGGAGACAAGGCGCGGTATAATATCCCGGACGAGTTATAATAATCACCATGACACGACACATCGAATCACACCTGCAACGAATGTGCGTCAGCTGGTTTCGACTCCAATACCCGGACATCGGGAAGCTCCTGTTCGCCGTACCGAACGGCGGCGCCCGGGGCCGCACGGAAGCCGCGATAATGAAAGCCGAGGGCGTAACGGCAGGCGTTACCGACCTTATCCTGCTGCTCGGACGTGGAGGCTTCAACGCCCTATGTATCGAAATGAAGACTCCCGACCGACGTTCCGTCCTATCGGACGCGCAAATCGAATGGCGTTCACTCGCAATCACGAACGGGAACAGACACGTCGTCTGCCGGACGATCGAGGAATTCCAGTCGGAAATACGTTGGTATTTAACAATGTGACACAACAACCATGAACAAAGAGATTAAAATATCGATCAAGAACCGCTGGACAGGTTCTATCCTTTTCGAGTATTCGAGCGTTGACAATACGCTTGCCAAAACGGTAACGGAGGCCTTGAAAGGCGGCGCCGACCTGTGCGACGCCAACCTGCGCGGCGCCGACCTGCTCGACGCCGACCTGCGCGACGCCAACCTGCGCGGCGCCGACCTGTGCGACGCCTACCTGCGCGGCGCCGACCTGCGCGGCGCCTACCTGCGCGACGCCAACCTGCGCGACGCCAACCTGCGCGGCGCCTACCTGCGCGGCGCCTACCTGTGCGGCGCCGACCTGAGCGGCGCCCGAGGTGTATACATGGCCTGTCCTACAGACGGCAGTTTTATCGGCTGGAAGAAGGCTTCGGAATATATCGTGAAGCTGCAAATCACGGAGGATGCCCGCCGCAGCTCTGCCGGAGGCGAAAAATATCGTTGTGACAAAGCTTATGTGGTGGAGATTCAGAATATCGACGGAACCAAAGCCGACATCGAGACAGTTCATTCGAACCATGATGCGAACTTCGTGTATACGGTCGGCGCTACCGTCGAGGTCTCCGACTTTGACGGTGACCGCTGGAACGAATGCGCTCCGGGTATCCACTTCTTCATCGACCGCCGGGCGGCCGTGGAGTATTAACGGATGATGCTATGAAAGTCATCGTCACCTTTTCGGGCGGAAAAGACAGCCTTGCGGCGCTGTTGTGGACCCGGGAACATATCACCAAGAATTTCACGACCGTATTCTGCGATACAGGGTGGGAACACCCGCTGACTTACGAGTACATCCACCGCATTGCCGACAAGTTGCATCTCGACCTGGTAACATTGAAGTCGAAGAAGTACGACGGGATGGTCGATCTTGCGCGGCAGAAAAAGCGCTGGTCCTCGACCCGGGCGCGGTTCTGCACGGAAGAGTTGAAAACCAAACCGACGATCGATTACGTGCTGGACGAGGTTCAGGACAATATGCTGATGATTCAAGGCATCCGGGCGGCAGAATCGGCCAGCCGTGCGAAGATGTCGGCGCAATGCACGTATTTCAAATACTATTTCGAGCCTTACGGTTACGATAAAAACGGCAAGCCGAAAAAGCACACCTACCGGAGTAAGGATGTCCGGGCGTTCCGGGAAAAGTTCGCCGACGATCTTTTGCGTCCCGTGTTCGACTGGTCGGCGCAGCAGGTGATCGATTCCATTCTCGCCGCCGGGTTGGAGCCGAACCCGCTCTACCGGATGGGCTACAAGCGTGTCGGCTGCTGGCCGTGCGTGATGGCGAATCAGCGGGACATCCTCAATATTGCCCGGCAGGCTCCGGAGCGGATCGACGAGATTGCAACCCTCGAAATGGAATTGCACTCCTCGTTTTTCGGACCGGATAAGATTCCTGCCCACGCGATCACCAGTGGCGAAAAATATCCGACGATCCGTGATGTCGTGCGCTATGTCGAGTGGCAGAACGCTACGGGCAGTTTGTTCGACGACGACACGGCAACGAGCTGCATGAGTTATTACGGACTATGCGAATGACCATGACCCACGCCTCCCTTTTCAGCGGTATCGGCGGTTTCGATCTGGCAGCCGAGTGGGCGGGCTGATCTCTCCTTTCCTGCGTGGTGCCGGGAATCCATCAAAGCATGCGGCAACGCCATAGTACCGCAGGTGGCCTTGCAGATATTCGAAACGATAAAGAAGTACGAAAAGTTATGAAAACACGCCTACTGAAACGACTGCGGCGGGAGGCTTGCAAAGAGTTCCCGGTTTTAATGCTTGCCGAGTGTAAGGGCTATTTCGTAGCATTAAAATTTGCTAATGAAGCGATGAGAAATTACATCCTCCGTCGCGTTGCGGAGCTAAAAGGAAAGAGAAAATGAAGACCAACAGACTAATAAACGAATGTCATTGCTACAACTGCCGAAAATACGAAGAATGCCAAACCAAAGGCGTATTCGACGATGATCCGGGCTTCGACTTCTGCGTGAACTATGAGGATGTGAGCTATCCCGATGACGATAACGATGAAAACGATTGAGCCATGAAAAGCGAAAATGCAAAGGAATACATTACACATGCCACGTGTACGGCACAAGAGTATGCTGAAAGATTCGGAGGGCGCGAGTTGGTCGTGTCAAGATGGGATGTGTCTACCGCTATCGAACTCGCCGAGGAGGAGGCTTATGAACAGATACGGGCGAAAGCGATAGAAGAGCACAAAAAACGCTGTTTCTTCCGCAACTTCCGCAATGGCGAATGTGCAAATACGGCAACTAAATGCGGTGAACATGACTGCTTCTATATGAATGAATTTATCCAAAAACTGAACGAGGAATGAAAAACTTTTTGATTGATGGTATTTGGCAAGGACCGCCGGATGGGTTCGACGTAAAGGAATGGCTCAATGAGGTTGTCGCCTATTCGGGTCTTGACGAATACCTTCAACCTACTGGAGTTATTCGTCGGTTTCAGAAGATAGAGCGAGTGCGCCGCAATGGCCGAGGCCGGGGCAAGACCGTCGAAGCTATCGCCGCGGAGATAGACAGGTTGAACAACTTAAAACAAGAATAGGATGAAATTCACCACCCCGTGCTTTGTCCGCGTCGAGGATGCGGAGAAGCGGAAAGAACTGGCTGTGTGGCTGTCGAGTATAGGCCGGTATGTATCTCCTGCCGTCACATCAAGCGATTATCATAAAGACTGGGTAATAGTTACGGAACCTTACGATCCTGATTTGGATGGTTATGTTGGTATTTGGGCTAAGACACCCAAATCACCAGCATTTATTGACTGTGGCGAAAACATCGAGCTGTTCAAGGCGCTGGCGGCGATGAACGATGAGAATTACAACGAGCAGTATTTTGTTACCGAGTTAGCCGGGAGTTCGTATTGTGTGCACAAAAATCGAAATACAAACCTTGCTTATTCTCTTACTTGCCGCAAGGCCACGGTCGCAGAGATTATCGAATATTTCAAAAAGAGTGAAAAATAATACGATATGGCTTACTTTATTACAGAGCCTTTAGCTGGCAGCGACGATGTAGTTGTGTCTGTTTATAAGAATACGGGAGAATATGTCGGGAATATCATTTACGACAGGTATAAATGGAGGATGTTGTCCGATGATGACAGAGATAACGTTATTCGAAGGTGTTTCGGCGATAAGAAGCGGAGTTTTTGAAATAGCGAGATTCTCGCAAAATCTCGAAAAAACTGTAAATATCTTTAAACACTTTAAAGAACTTGAAACATGGAAACGATTGAGGAAAGAGCACGAGAATACGCGAACCAATACCGACGAGATGTGCATGACTTGAAAGGAGAACGAGCCGATGCGGCCTTTGCGGCGTATTGTCAGGGGGCTGAAGATGAGCGTGAAGAGCTGATCCGTTGGCATGACCCGAAAGAGGAGTTGCCGAAGGATAACCGTGATGTTTTGGTTAAAACAACATTATGCGCCAGATACTGTATAGCCTTTTACAAGGCGAACGGGGCTCGGAATTATCATTGGCACGAGAACAATGGACCTATTGATGATGATATGGTCATCGGCTGGCGTCCGATCCATGAATTGTAATACATATAGTAAATACATCAGTTACGATAAAACGGAGGAATTATGATGAAATTCGAATACGCAGTTGCAGAATGGTATCATCCCGCTAATTTTCAGACTTGGTTGAATGAAAGAGGCTCAGATGGTTGGGAATTAGTTCATACGGAACACCTACTTACTAAAGTAGGACTCCTTTGTATATTTAAGAGGAGAATAAAATAGTTACGAGAGAGAAATCCAACCCGTTATCGCTGGCGAGAAATTCACGAATAGAGCTATGGATATTCTAACCCCACATGACGGTATCACGAACGAGAAGATTTGCAAGGCGCAGATCGAAGCCGTCGAGAAGAAACAGAACGAATACAAACTGATCGGTCGTTTGACGAAGGTCCCCGGTCACACCCTTTACAAGTTCAATGCGACTACGCGGGAGGCTTCGAAAGCCGAAATGCGAACCGAGATAACCCGCCAATACGATCCTGATACGGATACGGTTATCCGCCATGTCAAATCGGACGTGAAGGTCGAAAAGGACTGCTACTACGAACAGGCGTTGAACATGAAGAACTTCATCAAGCGCCTGCGCCGCCAGGGAATCATTGGGGCGGACGAGTGTGTGAAAATCGTAAAATGAGATGGTTATGAGAGAAAACAAATATCGGGGCAGACGCCTCGATAATGGGGAATGGGAATATGGGGATTTAGTCCAATTTGGGCAGCAATGTTATACCCCTTGCAAATGTGCAATTATACCGGGCACAGCATCGGGAAGCGATCCACTCTGTAAGATTTTATTCGATTATGAGGTCGATCCCGCCACCGTCGGTCAGTACACGGGGCTGAAAGACAAGAACGGCAAGGAGATTTGCGAAGGGGATATACTTCTCGACGAATCAGGCACCTATGCCGTAGTTGGTTATTCAATGGGTGCTTTCTATGTTGATTTTGGAGAAGGGTTCGATCTGCAATACTTCACCGAATGTATCCATGAGATATGCGAGGTTGTTGGTAACATCCACGATGACCCGGAACTACTTAAAACTGAATAGATCATGAAAGCTTTCGATTTGGAGGCCGCCAAGCGAGGAGCGGCGGTGTGCACGAGGGGCGGGCTTCCCGTTGAATTTTCACACATCACAAATAGTGCCTACCTGCCTGTTAGGGTGCTTGTTTATGGCGACCCTAAAAAACTGTATTCCGAAATTGGTGCTTATCTTGAAAACGGACAAATGTACCCTGATATTGCAAGTGAGGACGACCTGATGATGCGCGACGATGACTATCTGGAGAAGCTGGAGCGGGGAGAGTATGGTCATATTGCTGACGCTCCCAAAATGATCGGGCCAGCTATTAAGCAAAACTTAAATACTGACCGCGAGTACTGGCGGCGGGTGTATGCCGGGCATATAGCTGGAGGATTAGCGTCTCACAATGGTCTCAACATTATTGGATCAGAGATCATAGTAGCTAAAACTTCATGCAGCATGGCCGACGCCCTGATTGCGGAATTAGAGAAAGATGAAAAAGTACTGTAAGTGCGGCGAGTGTGCTTTTCTGAAGAATGAAGGCATAGACGGCTACGGGCAATGTATCATTACCCGGAATATACAGCATTGCGGGGAAATGTGCAGTTTTCAGGACGACAAGCCGGACGAGGTTCAGGCTGTCCGCATCCTGCATCATTTTCAGAAATGGCGGCGGGGCGGCCGGGGAAAACAGCCGAACCCCACGATTATCGGAGATGTCATAGACCGGGCGATACGGACGTTGAGGCGGGAAGCCAAAGATGTATCGAAATTTTGAATGGCAAAAGATATGAATTGCCGGAAAATGAAGATCTGATTTTGCGGAAATAAAAAAGAGGCAATCCCGAAAGATCACCCCTAACGCCGACAACGTAAAGGTAGTGATTAATTCGGGAAAACAATGGGCGAACAGAAAGAAAAACGCAGGGGCGGCCAGCGGGACGATTCCGAGGTCCATATAAGCTATTCGAGGGGACAGTTGATGCAGCTTGTTGTGGACACGGAACGAAAGATCGGGGTCAAACACGACCACGATTTCAAATATCATTTCAAGAAACATAGGTCTTTGCCGCATTTGTGGCGGGCTTTCAAACGGATTTTACGGGAACACATTGACGGATGGCAGCAAGAGCTGCCTTTATTTTAATATAGGTATGGGAGCAATTACAAAGAATGAAATTCGCAAGTGGGTATTTGAGGCTACGGAGGACTGCTTTAAGCGCTTGATCGCTGCTCAATCTTACCACACGAACGAGCACCTGACAAAGGACCAGGCTCTCGCATTTCTTGATGGGCGCGGATATAAAACAACGGTAAGCAAACTTTACAAATTGTCCGCCGCTGGAGAAATACCGTCTACCAAGATCAACGGCAAACTATCTTTTTTGAAGTCTGATTTGCAGGAATGGGTAGACCAGCAGATCGAGCATGATGTATCGCGGGCGAATGCGGGAAAATTGTTAGCGGAAAGTGCGATGCGGAAAGAAAATCGGGGGAACAGTTTGTAGAATTATTATCCTGTCGTCAATCTTGGCTGGCGGCGTGATTTTTTTGTGTCTATTTTTACAGATAGGCGCAAATTGTGTGAGCATCGGTAAAAAAATTAGGAGTTACAAATTATTGTAACTCCTTGATTCTTAATTGTGGAGAATACGAGATTCGAACTCGTGACCTCTTGCATGCCATGCATATTTTATTGGTTTTCATGGCTTTTCATAGCTTTTCATATCGTTTTCAACAACACTTGTCGAGCAATTTTATTTTTCATATCTTTGCATATCTTTGCACGCAATAAATAAGATGTGTGCAAATAATGTGCAATGAACAATCACTACTATTCAAAGGATGGCGTGACGGTGGCCACTATTCTCGACACGCGCCGGGCGTTGGCAAATGGCCAGTATCCCGTGCGTATCCGGGTATCGTATCGTCGTGTGCGCTCTTATTACCCAACCGGTAAGAGTATGATGCCCGATGATTGGCAGCGGCTCAATGCGACGCGCCTTCATTCGCTTGTATCCGTTCGCAAAGATATAGAAAATAGTTTTGAATTGGTTCGACAAGCTGTCGAGGATTTAACGTCAAAAGGTTGTTTCACGCTTGAATTGTTAGGTGCTCGTTTGAAAGGAGCCGGCGCTACTTCGGTAAATGCATCCATCCAAATCAAAGAGCATGAATTGCGGGGAACATCCCACATAGGGACGGCGGATATTCTGCGTGCATTGCTGCTGTCGATGAATGCTTTTTCAAAGCGGGAGGTTCAATATATCGACGTATCTATTTCATGGCTGCGTCGATTCGAAGAGTTTATGCGTGCTTCGGGTAAGGGGCAGACAACTATTGCGATATATATGCGCGCTCTGCGATCGATATTCAACCAGGCACGGGCTATTGGTATTGTAAAGGAAGCACAATATCCATTCGGTCGGGGGCGCTACGAGATACAGGAAGGAGAGGGGCGTAAACTGGCCCTTACATTGGAGCAGATAGGCTTGATAGCCCGTTATGATGATGGATACGAAGCAACGGCAAAATACCGCGATTATTGGCTGTTTATGTATTTGTGCAATGGAATCAATGTCGCCGACTTCGTAAGGTTGCGATATAGTGATATTGAGGACGGGGAAATAAGCTATGTACGGAAAAAGACGGAGCGCCGCACAAAGTCCCGGAAAGCCGTGCGGGCGATAATTGTACCTCAAATGCAGGATATTATATCACGATGGGGCAACAAAGAAAGTCCTGATAGTTTTATATTTCCTATTCTTACGGGCAAAGAATCTATTGAGGAGCAGCGACAAAAGGCAAAAGACCTAACAAGCTGCATAAATCGTAAATTTAGGTCTATTTCCAAAGCATTAGGGTTGCCTCCGGTTTCAACATATACGGCCCGCCATTCATTCGCCACCGTATTGAAGCGTTCCGGGGCAAGTATAGCCTATATTTCCGAAAGCCTCGGACATACGGACTTGAAGACGACAGAAAATTATCTCGCTTCTTTTGAACGAGAAGAACGAGAGAAAAATGCCGCCTTGCTGACGCGGTTTTGAGTCATATAGCCTCCATGATCTTTGCGATCACAAGGGCGAACAGCGGTGCCGAACACTCGCTTATTTCGAGCTGCGACAGCCAGTATGTCATTTCTTCATTCATAACAAAGTAGCGTCCCCGCAATTAATGCGAGGACGTTTTTTCTACGTCAGTTCATCTTCGAAATACTCTCGGATAAAGTGCTTCCGGTCTTTGTCGCAGAGTTTCTCCACGGCTTTCCGGTAGCAAGATCGCGCCATTTTTTCGGACGGAATATCAGCCGGCGAAGCGTGTCCCATATCCTCGGCGATACTCTTGGCGTGATCGCTGTATATCATTACAGCCGTAACCCATAGGGCATTGTCGTTGTAATACGGCTCCTTCTCGACCTCCCCGTCCAGCTTTTCCACGGTTTGCAGGAATGCGTCCTTGCTCCATTTTGCTCCGGTGCTTCCGTCTTGGTTTACGAGCTTCGCAGCGATCATCTTTGCCTCGGCGTCTGACAGGTAATTATACCAGCATATCGCCTCCATCTTCCCAAGCCACATTTCGGCGATGGTCGGCGATGTTTCCGCGATTTTCCCGAATGCCCACATCTGGGCTCCCGCGAACACCTTTTCTGCGTGCTCATCGTCCATGCTGGCCATCTTGTCATGTAGTCGCTCGTATCGTTCTTTCATTTCACTTGATGTCATATCTAACAGTTTTTGCACGCCCTCACCCGCGGCAGCGGTTTATATACTCCCACGATATTTGGCGTATGGATTATTACTGCCGGTTCGACCTTTTCTTTTGAGGACGTTGATCCGGGTTTCTTGTTGTTCTTTGCCATAATATTTCGTATAATTTCTCCGCACCATAATATGCGAATCCGACCCAATTAGCAATGTATGCCATAAATAGGGATAGCCCTACCGCACATGGTATGTTGCATCCGTTAACGAGCAGCACAAAGAGCGTAGCCCAGAATGAGAGGCATTTCGGGCATGCCATGACCTGGCTGCCGATCTGCGCGATCTTCTCGGCCAGCCCGAGGTGCTGCGCAATGGTGGCGCATACCATAGTGAGCAGGGCTATCCACAGCATACCGCTACGCTGTTGGGGTTGCGGCCGTTGCCACCGTTACGGTGATCGGCGTCTCCGATACGAATGTCCGGCTGCACGGCTGGCAGGCTGATGCCGCCACGGCGTTCATCGCGGCTCCCTGCTCGATGGTTACGGTGGGTGTCGATGCCGACTGAATGGGAATCGTGAAATCCTGCGAGAGAGGTTGCTGCTTGGTGCATCCGCATCCGCCGTTACACGGAACATAGGAGATGATGCCCTCGACATGGATGGTGGCCACATATCGTCCTGTCCCAACCTGGGGCAACGATTTGAGCGAGAACTGCGGATTGAACACTGGAGTGTTGTCTGCGCACGTCGGATAGCAAAGCCGCTGGGTGATGTTCACCTCATAAAAGTACGGCGAAGCCACCGATCCGGCTGCCAGAACGGGTGTAATAACAGCCGCTTGAATTTTGTTACAGTTCATAAAATGGGTAATTATTTAGTTTTGCCTCCTACTGTCTCTATTTTTTCATCCGCGCCGGAGGCATTAGGCTCGGAGGTAGGGTATAGTGCATCGTATATCGCATTTATTTTCGCCTCGAAGGCGTCTACGCGGCCGTGCAGCGTCACGATATTGTCGTTCGTTACCTGCACTCCAAATAGTATCTGTTCAAAAAGGTTCCGCGGCTGACGCGGTTCCTGGGGATTGGTGTTCTCGCTCATCGTTTCAGAAAGTTTTGCACGAAAAAGTTGTTCTTGTATTTTATCAGCAGGTCTTTCAGTTTGGATGCCGTCACGAGCCCTCCTCGCTGGTAGTTCTCGTTCACGAAATCATAGGCTGCCTGCTGCACCTCCCGGGCTTCCTGCTCGGATTCAGCATATATGTATATTTCGATCTTATAGGGTTGCATGGCTTATAGTTTCGGTAGTGGTGGGACATCGGCTACGGGAGCAGCGGCACTCACGGTGCTTATAGGCTCTCCGCTTCTGATAGTTCTGAATAGATTGTAGGCGCCGACCAATTTGTCTTGATTGGCATCGGCCCATCCGAACAGCTCCCCGATGGTTGTTTTTGCCTGCTGGAGCATCGATGGTGGTACCGGGTCGAAATCGGGGACCTTCTCCATGTCTTTCATGTAGAAATCATACATCCGCTCCATCGTGGCCACATCACCTTGATACATCTGCATAAGCGATCTTTTCAGGGCGTCTTTGGATGTTGTGCGGATTGTGTCCATATTGTGATACTCTTTTTTAGCGAATAGCATATCGTAGCGGTTTTAAGGGTTAAGGGGGGGGGACGGATTCCCGCCCCTCCCCGGAAGGGCTAACCCTGGCACGTGTCGCAACCACAAGGCTGCGGGGCGGAATACCTCGCCACGCGGAGGAAATTGCACCCTCCAATGGCGGAGTTGAGCCCCGAATTGCCATTGATCGCCTGAGCCAGCGCGATTGCTTCGGCGTTCGACAGCGCGTTAGCGCCTGCCCCGGCGCCTGCACCTGCCCGTACATCAACGTACTGGCTGATCGTAGGTGCATGGTTGTTCTGCCAGCCCTCACGCGAAACGCGCTCCTGGAGCTGCGTCTGGGCGAGGATGTCGATGGCCTTGCTTGCACCCTCGCTGCGAGCTTTGGATGCCTGGTTAATGCCCCAGATTCCGGCTGCGGCCAGAAGGAGTGCGCCGCTGCCCAGACCGGCAGCCAGACCGATACCCGTGGCGGCCATGCCGTCGCGGTGCTTGTAGCAATGGCGATTGCTCTCCCACATAGCCAGATCGCCCGACGTTAAATAATCTGCTTCCATGTATATACATGATTTCGTCCGCCTCTTACCTCTTCAGCGATTGAGGTAGCATTGTATTATAGCTACAATGCAAAGGTGGTCAGGCTCGGCAGGGTGGTCAACGGGATGATTCGAAGGCTATGCGCACTTTGTTCGCAATGCGTTTTAATGTTATTTGGAATAAAGGCCCGCTTTGAGCAAGACGGTCGTCGAATTGAGATAGCATTTTTTCGACCCCTCGGCGAGAGAAATGCATCATGCGGGCGATCTCGCTGATGTATATACCTTCGCGCCGCAATAGATGAGCGAGCATGTAACGGGCATCAACCGTTTCGGCCGTGCGACAACACGAAAGGATTTGCTCGGATGTCAATTCCGTTTCATTTGCAACAATATCAAGTATTTTTGCAAAAATCTCGGTTTTACGTATCTCCATATCAAATATTTAGTTTAAATTTGACATACCACTAATGTAAAAAGCCATACGCCCGAATTAAGGAATAGTCCTCAATGCTCGGTGCGTATGGCACACATTAGTGGTATAATGGAGAGGAGCGTTGGGGACTTTTTATGCTCATTCCCCAATCGCATGGGCTTATATTATTACATAGGCGACTTTTCTTTATATCTTTACCAACTCCACAGTACGATCCCGACCTGCACTCCGGCTGTCGGCTGCAAACCTTGCGGCGTGTATCCTACACCCACCCCAGCCGTCACGGCAAACCTGTTACGTTTTGTAACGGTTCGGGTAATGGTCCGGTTGTAGGCCTCGATCCAGTCCAGCCGGGGCGCCAAATCCCCGATAACGGGGCCGACCACCCGGGCATAGTAGGTAGAGTCTCGGTATTCGAGCGTGCGCACCGGGACTTCCATCTGCACGCTGTCGGCGCCGCTCGCAGCCTCGACAACACGCACCACCGTATCCGCGGGAGCAAACAGCAGCCGCGGGACATTCACCGTCACCAGCTGTTCGGAAAAACCGTACGGCTGCGGCTGCTCATAGAACACGGTATCGATACGCACTTCCGACATGATTTCCACCGAGGCCGCTCCCCGGCGGTACCCCCAGCAGAAAAGCAGCGCCCCGGCGACAAGCGCGGCGAGCAGGTACGAAATCAGAGGTTTCATCCCTTGATGAATAAATCCCATCCTGACTGTACGTCGGACATTTTGGCTTCCACGCCATTTTCCACGAACGACATTGCCGCAACTACGGGAACCATCACATCCCGGTTGGTCGCGGTGATTCGGCTATCGGCGGGTACACCCGATCTCTCGGCCACGGTGCGGACGTAGGCGTCCGTGTGGTTCTCGTTACTGGGCGCCCAGCGGCCGATCATCTTCCGGATGGTGTCCAGCCCATAGTTGCGCTGGTAATTGTTCAGCAGTTTGAATGCAGCCCGATACCCGTAGGCCATTGTCGTGAACTGCGCGAAACGACTGTCCTTCGACGGCACGATCTCGCCCCGCCAGGGGTTTCCGCCTTTCGTCTTTTCGATATTCAGCGGGTTGTTGTTTCTTAATCCTCGCGGAGTCATGGCTATTTCGTTTTACGGTCCCACCACGATTTGACGATGATACCAGCCACCAGTCCCACCCCGGCCGAGATCGTCGAGCAGATGCGGATGCCGTCGGGCAGCAGGTTAAACAGTACGATGCCGGCCACTACGGCGGCGAGCACAATCAATGCGATTTTGGTTGTCTTTTTCATGATCTTGAACTTTTGGAAATGTTTTGTTTACGATTCACAGTTTTCATTCTTGCCGAACGGTGGCTGGCGCTTGTCGCATCCCAGGACTTTGCATTTGAGAATCGACAGCGCAGTATTCGCAGAGGATAGTTTGTCGTTTCGTTTGCGCAGCTCGGAATTCTCCTTGTACAGGGCGTCGATCTTCGCATCCTTCCGGTCGAGTGATTCCTTGAGTTCGTCGCAGCGGGCCTTCCGCTCCTCGGCGATCCCGCGCCACTCTTCGACGACGGATTTTTCGTTGTCGATCTGCTTGGCCCGACGATTTTCTTTATAGTAAAGCAAAGACAAGGCTCCGCCGCCAGTCAACAACGCCCCGCCCAAGGAAATGATGATCGTAGTCCAGTCCATCTTATCTCGCAGTTAGGGTAAACACGATGAACACCACCCATCCTACGACTCCTCCTGCGAGCGTCCATAGAATGTCCTGCATGTCGGCTTTCGGGTCGATCTTGCGCTCCTTGACAACGGCGGCCGTCAGGACGGCGATCATCGACACAATCAAAGGCAGCCACCGCCACCAGGCGCCCAACGGCACGGCCACGATCAACGCCGCGGAGGCGATGACCGCCCCGACTGCGAAGTGTTGGTATTTGTCTTTAGCGATGGCGTTGAGCCATCCGATGAGTTTATTGATAAGTCTTTTCATATATTTGCGGTATTTCGAGAGTTCGACCGACAGGTTACTTATCCGGGAACCGCTCCCTGATCTCGGCCTTCTTGGCAAGATAGAGTGCCTTCTGCTCGTCGGCTTCGAGTATCTTGCCCTCGGCCAGATAGCCCTCGTAGGCCATCAGATATTGGTCCGCCTCGGCCCGGTAGGCCATCTCCCGCAACTGTTCGGGATCGGGCTGCGGCTCCGGATCGGGTGTATACTCCTCCCAGCCGACCCGGATACGGTCGGCCTCCTCGGTGTAGACCTCCCGGTAATGCTTCGGTGGGTCGGACGGTTCCGGATGCTCGTCGCAGACCACCTCTTTGTATCCGAGGGGGATCAGTTTGTCCGGACTGGGATTGCAGACCAGCCCTTCGGCGGTCCGGATTGAATTGGGGGCGTACTTCAGGCGCCCGTCGATCAGTTTTGCGTAGTTGTTCATAGTTCGTTATTTGATGATTATTTTCGGCGTTCCGGACGCAGTCAGGTCATATCCTCCGTCACTTTGCAATAGCGGCGGAAGATATTCGTCGTTCAGCGGGAGCTGCTTGGCGCTGTCGAGCCAGGCCAGGGCGACACCTTCGGCAACTTCAATGGAGAGTACGCGCATTTCCAGCCATGCTTCGGGGGCCGAAGCGCTAAAAACAAAAGCGGTCGCTCCGACACCACAGCTTACCGAAGCGATTTTAGCGCCTCCCTCATTGACGTCTATTGCGACGGCATCGGATGCGGCTGGAGATACAGTTATATTGGAGCTGTACAAAATGCGATTGCTCCGATACTCAAACGTGATTTTTAAAGGTGCCTGTTTCTTTATAAAATCAGATATATATGCGCAATACAGGCTGATGCTGGTAATGGCATCAAAGCGTGTGTATGCGCCTGAAAAACCATTCGCTTGAGGCTGATCATCCTTTTTTATCGTCGCTGATAAGTTATTTAAGTTAAAAACGCCTGAACTCGGCGTATAGCCTGCGACTGGGAATACTACTTGTGGAAAATCACGTTTTTGGGCGATCATCAGATTCTGCGGCAGGTACTCAGCGAGAAGGCCGACGGGGGTGATGCTGTTGACAGTAAGAGTCAAGCGGCGATCGGTGCCATCTGGACCTCCAAACAATAGTATGGTGTTTGATGATTGATATTGATGTTCTATGAGAATGTTATAATTACCATTAACTTTTGGTATGCCATATGAATATCCAATATATAAATATGGACTTCCTGCTTCATAATCGGATACAGAAATATTTACTACATAAAATTTACCATATTCGATATTTGGATTAGTTATAATACCGACATTAGTAACAGAATCAACGCCTGTCCATGTATAAGAATTACTACCGGTTATTTCAACCGGCTCCAACCCTCGCATCGCCTTCGGCACGACATACCCCATCGGGTCGCCGTTGTTGTAATGCGCGGTAACGTCGTCTGCCGAAAGGCACATATTCCACACCCGAACGAAGCCCACTTCCGAGGAGTTGGCGATAGCGAGTTGCAGATCGCCAATATCCTTGACTTCACTCTGCTCTTTGGTAGTCTTCAATTCGCCGTTGATGTACACCTTTACCGTCGTACCTTGACGAGTGATGGTCAATAGAAACTTCTCTTCCAAAGAATCTGCGGTCCAATGAACTGATACCGCGTCTTCAAATGTGTCTCCAGACCCAGCTAATGTGAATTGTATATAATCAATACCATTAAGGTTTGACTTTGACCAACATCCGATAAATCCTAATTTATTAACATTGGTATTCGCTTTATTACATAAAGTATTGTACGCATAAGACGAAGAACCGAATGTATTTCCGAAAAATTCTATTGAGAAGTCATTTACACCAATAGCAATAGGTGATGATATAAATTGCGTTGACAAGTCATTATCATTCCTTTGCTGGTACCCCAACTTCACCCCGCGCTGCATCCGCTTGGCCTGCCGGTAGGCGGCCATCTTCAACAAACTTCGTCTGCGGTCCATGGCTACTCGATGATTGCGCGGAGTTCCTCGATATTGATCTCGTAGGCTCGATTCGGCGCCGGGGTCTTGTAGCCGATGATGTCCACAAGATCATCCGACCAGGTGAGCTCCGTGGCCACGGCTCCCGACGTGAAGAAGATCGCCGAAGTCCGGGCCGATTTTTCCACGGTTCCGATCTTCAGCGAGGTCAGCTCCCCGCAGATGTATTTGTGGTTGCCTTCGACGTTGATCGTGACATCCGCACCTTCGACGTTGACAACGACGGGAGCGGCCGCTGCGGCGGCTTCAAGAGCTTTGGCGGCAGCGTCGAGGGCGGCGGTTGCGGCTTCCGTCGAAGCGGCCCCGGAGGCCAAAACCTGCCACCAAGCCCCATCCGTCACCGGGTGTCCGAGGTTATTGTCTTGGAGTGAAACGTAGGACGAATCACCGGTTGTTACGAAGTCCAAGCGCTCGTATGTAATGCTCGCCGAATACGCCTTTTTGGGCGTAAGGCCCACTTTCCCTAAATTTGTCTTTGCCATATCTGTCAGTCGTTAATTTCGTAATACAAATGCCCATCATCCTTGAGTTCGAACTCGGAACCATGGCCGTAGCCGGGCTGGTAATTCACGCCCAGGAGCATTGTCGCCGGATCAATGTCGAACGTGGCGAAGATCGGACCGCCATCCGAGCGGACGGACGAGGTGATATAGTCGTTCGCCTCTTCATCCCAGAAGGCCCAGTAATTCGTATCGTCGACATCCACGATCTTCGGAGGGTGGTCGGCCAGAGATTTCGCACGCGCGGCCTGGAGGTCGGCGTTGGCGGACGCGGTGCCGGCTTTAACGACGACCTCCGCCACGACAGCGGTCACAAGCTCTCCGTCAGAATAGATATTGCCTTCCTCGTCGGCCGATATTTTGGGAGTTTCGCCCTTGATCCCCGAAAATTTAAGAGCTATAGTTCGTTTTTCGGGGGTGCCTCCAAGTTGAACTTCTACGTTTGGTGCGCCGGTTGTATTATTAACTGAAGCGGTTATGTTTTCTATTTGTCCGGCGTCTCCTGGCTCGCCTTTGAGTGTGGCAATGATCGTATTGATCTGCTCAATGGGCAGTTCTTCCGATGTTCCACTCCACAACTCAATGCTGGTGCATCCTGGCGTTGTAACGTTCATTTCACCGTCAGGAAATAAGGCATCAGGCACATCACGTTTCATCTGGTAGCATAGGGTTCCAGGCGCAAGATGGTGCCTATCCACAAGCACCAGAATGGAATTATCTTCAAGTGGCACGCACCGCCTGTAAACTGACCCGTCAAACGAGGCCACATAAGTATTATACGCCGGGGTGTCCGGTGTCTTTAGCTCGATGTGCCAAGGATAATCCGGGAGTTTGCCGTCTGGAAATGAAAACACCACTCGGAAATCACTGGCATAATTGACGTGGCGAATATTGTCGTCAGCCATATTATTCCTCTTTGCGATTGAAAGATACTATCTCGTACTCGTCGTAATCCTTTGCAAGGACTTCGAAATCGTCTCGGTGCTTCAGGTCTTGCGAGATATACCATTCAGCGGCCGGAGCTGTGATATTGTCGGAGGTATATACTTTGCCTTTGTATCTGAAAGCGACACCCCTCTTAAGAATGTATCCGCCGTTTTCCTGCTTGTTCATAGTCCGTAAAATTAGTATTGCCGCATCGTGATGACAGTTCGGGCACCGGGCGTTGAATGATGCGGTGAAATCCTTGCCCGTGATATCTTCCCAATCCGCTCTGATAACAGCCTTGTCGGCATCGGATAGAGAGGGGGCCGAAACCCTCTCTCTATACCATTCCTGCGTCTGCATGATTAGGCCGCTGCCGAACACAGCGATTCGAGCGCCGCCTTCGTCGTTGCGTAGTCCGTCTTGTAGAAGAACAGATTAGGAGTAGGGGCCCCGGTTTCGGTGATATTGCCGGTCCATCCGCCGACATCTCCGCTCTTGTCCATATTCAGATCTACGCCAGTCGCGCCCTGCTCCCAGCCGATGACGCCGAACGCCTGTTTGCCCGCGTCGCCTTTCTCCATGTTCTCGTAGATGCAGACATATTTGTCCTGCTTCAATCCGAGAACTGCGGCGGCATTCTCCGGGCTGTCAGCCAAAAGGGTAACGGGGAGAACCTTGTCCCATGCGGCGTCGATGCTCGGGTTTTGGTCTGTGATGGTGATCGCCGGGGTTTCATTCGACGGGTTCCGGACCTTGTAACCCCGCTTGCCAGTCAGGGCCACCAAGTTGGTAATCACGAAGCCTTCGCGTGTGGATTTGTCCCAGTCGATAGCATCCCGGGAGATGAAATAGAAAAACTTTTCCACGCCTTTTGCGTGGGGCTCGTTGCAATCATTGAGAATGTCTCGCCCGAGCGTAGTGGTACATGCCTGTACTGCCATTAGTTTGATGTGTTAAGTTAGACAAAGCACTCGCGCTTATGGCAGATTCGGCCACTACAGGGTGGTGATATGTAGGTGTTATTTCGTACATGATTCCGCGGCTTATATCTTCATAAGCGTTCGTGACAAAGGTGTAAACCTTCGGCACGTTGTGCAATAATTATTTGTATTTTTTTCGCCCCAATTTTCCGAGGCTGTTTTGAACCTTGACCCGCTTCTGCCCCTTGTTGATGTCAACCACCGAAACAATGGGCGCCGGCATTTCAAGCATAGCTTCACGGATCATCGCTTTCATCCCTCTCATTCCGTCGTTGCGCTGGGGAAGATTCGATACTTGGATGGCGTTTCCGCCGCTGGCGACGTTCATGGCCGAGAGCATCGCGCCCCAGTCGTTCACAGCCTGAGCGGTCATCACGGCTTCGCCGTTGGATAACATTGCAGGAATGCTGTCCGAGGTTTCGGTGCCCGGCCCTGTGACAAGACCGCCTTCCGAGAAGAACGAGGGGATAGATTGCGCAAGTGTTGTCGCGGTAGCTATTGCTGCCTGCGCCGCTATAATCCCTTTCTGTGTTGTAAACCATATAGGACCGGCAATAGGCCCAAGACTGAACGACTGGGCCAAAGCAGCCAATGTCGCTTTTTGGGCATCAATGATGATCTGAACCACCGCCAATGCTTGTTCTGCAATCGCAAATGCCTCAAGATCATCGCCTAATGCCCCGAACAAACCTCGGAGGCTTCCAACTAACGAGGAAGCGGCCGTCAATTCGTCCTGTTGCATTTTTATGGCCTGTCGTTGCGACGCAATAGACAGGTCGGTCGTTTTCTTGATTGCATCTTGCACATTGTTTTCTGCGTCCAGTCGGGCCATTTCATAGGCTTGAATAGAACCGTATTGTGCACTCCATTGCTCCTCGTCCATTTGTGAAATAGCGTCATATTTACTTTGAGCAATACGCAATTCTTCATTTGCAACAGCTTGCTGTGCTTTAATTCGTGCGTCCTTGTCGTCCCCGATCAAATCGGAGTAGTTTTTATTTTTTACTTGCGCAAGAGATAGTTTATCCATCTCTTCCTGGACTTTGATCCGCATTTTTATCCGGTTCTCTGCATTGCGTGCTTCTTCCTCGAACTCTTTATCGCTCCAACGCTGGCGGATTTCGGATTCTTCCTTATACCTGCGTTCCTCCATATTCAGGATTAGCTTGTTTATAGCTTCCCGAGATTCCGCAGTCAGCGTTTTGTCGTATTTGAGTTTGTTTTCCAACTCTTGGCGTTCCCACGAAAAGCGAAGCCGGGAAAGTTCCAGGTCTTTTTCAAGGCTCGCTTGTCTAAGTTCGAGAATGGATTTTGATAATTGCTTTTCTAAATCGAGCTGCGTTTTAGCAGATTGCTTTGCTTTATCCGATGTTTCATTCAGTCGCTCTTGAAGCTCCCGTAGAGAGTTCGTTTCTTGGGCCTCTAATCTGATTATTCCAGCTCGCATTTGTGCCAATTTATCATTGGTTTCGATGCTGTTTTCAGTAGTCGAAGCTCTCAACTCTTCCAATTCGAGTTCTTTGCTTGCAATATCCTTGATTATAGCATATCGCGTTTCAGTTGCTTTTATAGCGTCAAGCGCAAATTGACGTCGCTGTTTATCCGAATATGCCCGTCGATCATTAGATTTAAGTCTATCCTCCGCAATTTTAGTTTCTAATTTTGCCAGTTCTTCATAGCTATTTCTTCGGGCAGTATTAAGCTCCCTTTCTTTGGCCGCAATTTGGTCATAGATAGCTTTTAATTCGCCAACTTCAGCCGCTTGTCCCCCAAATGCTAAAGTATTTAGTCCCCCTGCAATTCCATATTTAAAAGTATCTTTTAAATATATCTTCATCATGGTCCAAAATGTTTTGGCTTTAGATTGCGCGTTGACCATCGACTCGGCCATCCTATCAATCGAATTTGTATAAGCTGCGTTCCATGCTTCAGCGGCAGTTAATGTCTCGCGTTGTTTATATGTCAAGCGTTCATTTTCCTGAATTCGATCGTTTACTTCTCCTAAATAGAACGACATCCATTTATACGAGGCATATATCGCTGCAATGGTCACCCCTAATGGGGTTGCTATAAACGCCGCAGCCTGCTTTACAAGTGAGCCAACAGCAGCAGAAGCCCCTTTGACCATATTGGTCATCCCGCCCGCCTGCTGGGCCGACTCCGATAATTGCAGAAGAAAACTATTGCCAAATGGCAATGCGTTTCTAACGGCGTTCTCGTAATTGCCGACTTGAGAGCGATAATTCCCAAGAGCCTGCTCCGCTTCGTTAATTGCTTCTTGCTGTGATTTGATGGAGGCAGCCAAAAGTCGGCCCTCTTGACCTTCCCTACGGGCTGCCGACATAGCATTATATTGTGCGGTCATTTTTTGTAGGCTCGCCCGAAGTTGGTTAAGTGATCCCATCTCCTGTGATTCAATTTTAATGTTGCTTTGAATCTCTTTCTCGTAGGCTTTCTTTTCGGCGGTGAGTGCCTTTGTCGTGCTTGTAATTTCAAGCAACGCCCGATTGTATTCCGAGGCAGACATTTCACCATTCTTGTACTCTTGCTTCAGTTCCGCAAGGTTCTTCTTGTTTATTTCGATCTCCCTGGTCGCCTTCTGCCACCCCTGCACCAGTTCGCCATAGTTAAACTGGATATTAATGATCTTGTCGATAGTGTCCTGTGCCATATTTCTTCATATGGGTTAAATGGTTAATAAATTAAGCCGACTTTGCTTTCTGGGATACTGCCACCTGCCGGCGCACGGCGTCGTTCTCCTGAATTCCCAGAATGACAGGGTTGTAATTAATTTCCTCGGTTCCCGTGTTTTCGGGAGCGGAGATAGACAGATACAGATCGCCGTCCTCCTCGTACAGATCGACATAAAGACGGGAATCGTAATCGACGATATAGGGCGTTCCGTTCGATGTTATGGTATACGCTGTGCCGTTAATGCCGTCCGCTTCTGCAACCCATTGGCTGTCTTCATTCTTGCCGTCCAAGCGCAGATAATACGTTGCTGCCACCACTCCGTCTACTTTCAGTTTCAGCAGTTGGCAGTCGCAGATGTCGTTTTCGCCTGTTTCTACCGAATATATGGCGAATATCTGCCCGAATTGGGCTATATACACCGGCTTCGTGTAGTCGAGGTTGTAGAGATCGAGAGCTGTGAGTTTTGCCCGAATGGTGATGATTCGCAGTCGGTCAACGACTTTCTGATAGGACGAATATCGGGTCTTTACGATACCTTCCTCGCCGCCGAACTTCATCCACGGATCGAATACGCCAATACATCGGGCAATGCCCGACATAAACGCTCCACGCCCCGATAGAATGCGTGGTGAGCACTCCGAATAATTGGCGCCGCCTTTTCCGTTATCCTCATAGATCGGCACAACGGCGCAATTTACCCCGTCCGTCGTTGCATTTTCAGATGCAGAGAAAGGCAGCGACACCAGCTCCGTTTCTTTCTCGATGTTTTCGTTGCGGATCGTGATGGTGCCGTGCGTGTCAGCCTTTACATCGTCGTCGTTGTCGTAGTCGAGGATGTTGCTTTGCGCGAGGTCGTCGATGGTGAACATCGAGGCGTCTGGCATATCGACTCGGTGCAGGTCATTCAGGATAACCCGGTCGCTCCAGTCGATGATGTCGTTGTTCTGGACATTGGCAATTATATCGTCGATGCTTATCAGCTTGATCGTGTTCGGGCTATTCTTGTCCGCATAGGCGAATAGGCCGTTCATGGACATCAGGGCGAGGATAAAATCGCCCTGGGAGATGTCGGGAAGATTAGGCGCAACAGGGAAGAATCCCGGGAAATATATATCCCAATCTGAATTGTGAATTGAGATTATAGGATTAGGCAACGGAACCATCGACCCGGAGATAGGTTTGCTCATTTTTACTGTTACAACCCCTTGCGTGTCGGTTTGTACCGATATTTTGTGGAATTTGAACATCCACATCGTATCCGGGGTTTTGGTTTTTTCATAACTCTCGCCCTCTCCCAGAAATACGCCATCACAATAAATTGATATCTTCAACGATGAAATATCGTTCGCATCGTTGTGCGGGAGCAAAAAATCTCCCGTCGGGCTATTAGGATGATATAGTGTAATATATGATGTCCCTGAATCATTAAGTTTTATTCTCGGCTCGGATGTAGAGAATATCCCACGAGTATTTACCCACGGCTCTTTGGGCAATATATCGCTGGCCGACATTGATATATCGCAATAATTGGAATACCCATTTGCTTTGGGCCCTACCTTTTTGCGAGTGAGCGGAATAATAGGCCCAAGATTTTTACTATAAGCCAACCGTTCCTTGCCGTCGATGGTAACCCCATTCTGCCGCTCGATAGCAGACAGTATCGACGACACCAGTACTGAGGGATGCAGGTATTTAGGATCGGATATCCCCATCCCGAAATCCACGCCCCAGAAAGCAACGCCGGGATATTCACCGGTTGCGCTACCTTCCAAGATCGCCGTATTCTTATTCCAAGCGACAATGTTCTCCCCTGCCGCCTCCAGTTGCGGCCCCAAATCCCGCAGGTTCGCGTCAAACAGAGGCTGAAAGTTATCCACGTTGCCCCACGTAAGCGTTACATTGATCGTATCCGCAATATCCGTTACCACGGCGAATCCCTGCGTGAACAGCGGCACCCCGTCCTGATACAACATCGCCGGAAGTCGTACATACGGAGCGTCAGCATCCACATCCGGGCGGGCTGCCTGACCTATAGCCCGCATATTGGCAGGCGTAGGCGGCAGCGCAATATTGTAGGAACGGTTCGACTGGATGCTGTCGAGGCTCGAAAATATCGGACTTTGATAAAGCAGGGTTACGACCTCGTCGCTCGAAAGGTCGCACAGAATATCGTTGATGTATAGTTCGTAGGTTGTCATAGATATTCGTATCTTACTATTTCAACGACCAAATCTTGCATCGGCGCGCCCGTGTCTTCGGATTCTGAATCTTCAACCATGAAACGCACCCAATTGCCCGCATCCGGGTCGTACATAAACAAATCCTGGCATCCGAGGATCGTGCGGCACAAGTTGAAAACATCCCTTTCAACAATGCGACTATGCAAGGTATAGCGTTTGGCCAGCGTCTTGTTCTGCACGTCGCGAGGTGTCAGCGTATCGTCGAGTTGATGATAAGTAGATTCCACAGACATTTCGTCGGTTTGGGATTCCGGCGTCCATCGGTATAAATAGGGGATACCGGCAGCATCCGTCCATTTCAGAAATATCCCCTTGGTGCAATAATCGTAGTAAGTTCGTATCTCCGCATTATAGTCTGTCGGGGTGGCTCCCACAGCAAGCGGCTTGCCAAGGTCTTCAGATGGGATTTTTGCCGGATCAAACGGGATGATGGGAGAAAATGCCGAATTTCCGATGTATTTCTCTGTTGTTGTCGAGGAGGGCGTAAGCACGAAAAGCTCGCCCGTTTGTTTCGGGAAAAATAGCGACTGCTCGAATCCTGCGTTCGGATAGACCACAATGCAGGGGGCAGCGGGATAGAATTGTGAAATATTTTCCCCATCTCCCCATCCGGGGAGAATCTCTCGGTCTGCAAATCCGGGGACTGCGTAAAGAGCCGGTCCAACATGGTCATATTTGGAGGCGGTAATTACATAGGTGATTAAATTTGATTTGGTCCCTTTTATCAGACTTTCGCATATTTGTCCAACAGGAAATACCGCCACACCTTTGTCGTTAGTTTTGCGTGTCAAGGTGATAGACCGAGTGAATGTCCAATCGGGCCTTCCTGTCAATTTAAGGGACACGTCTATATTCCCCTTTTGGGAGAGCAGTTCAACCCGAAAATACGCAAAACGGCCCCGGGTCTCGAAGATATCCTCTGGGCGGGTTACCTTGAATACGTCATTTGTGTGCAATATCATAATTCTATCGTCGCATCTAATAGTTGATAAATGGATGTATCGAGTTCCTCTGTTATTTTTTTGCTGATTCTATCGACAACTTCGGGCAGTAAGTCTTTCATTATCTCCGTTCCTCCGCCCTCTTGATAAAGCACGCTTCCGTGATCCCAGACGCTTGAAGCGACGCCATATGCGTTTATCGATCTTGGGTCAAGGTTCCATCTCGATTCTTTAACCCGCGCCCACCGCTCTATCGCGTTCCGGAATGCCTCGAAGCTGCCGAACTCCTCTTGCACATCCTGTGGGGAACTTCCTTCGTCGATATTCTTGATGCCTTTGCGCCCGACAAATGAGACCGTAAGTCCACCATTTGTAGCTTCATGGATGGTTTTAAGGCTTTCAGCTGTTGCGCCGGTCGTCTCCTCCGGAACGTTCAGGGCGTTGACATCGGCGCCGCTGTTGGTTCTCTTGGTCATTATATTGAAGGCGATCTGCTCGGCGAGCGGACCGAACTCGTCTTCACAGATGGCGATGATCCGCTCGGGGCTAAATATTTCCTCTATTTGCCTGATAGTTGGCATATTAGCATATATTGTATGTTATAGTGGCACTTAATGTCACTCCCGCCACCAATGCATCGAATTTTCCGTAGAAAGGCGTTGCATTGGATACGAGTTCTACTTCGAGGCCCATTGACCGTAGCCGATTGATAAATGCGAATGCCCGTTCTTCCATTTTTTCGACAATAGGCTGCACCTCGGTCTCCGTATCCGGCTCCGCTTTTCCGAGCGCATCGCAGAAGTAGAGCGTAGTTGTGCGGCGCCGAGTGACCGACAATTTCGTTTCTGAAATCGTTTCGTTGAACTGGCGAAGCAATACGGGATACTGCTTGACATCGTCCATCAAGTAGTTCGCTTCGGCAATTCGTGCGTACATGCAGGTGCACATCCCGTCCGCCTTGGCACACTCTCTGAATATCTCGTTAATGCTTTTTTTCATCGTCTCCGTCTCCCGTTAGATTTGTTCGCTTCATAGATGGCTCGCTGTTCCATGTTGTCGCACTTGCAGGCTTCGAATGCTTCGTATACTGTCGCCCACGGCGTATTCCATGCTTTATTCATATCTACGGCGCCGTTCATGATCTGGCAGTATTTGCGGCAGACGGCAACAAGACCGCGATTGGGTCGCTTGACACGCGCTTTCATCTCGGCGGCCGTGAGGGGCATTTCCAGCTTTTCCCACGATTTGCCGATACCTTCCAACCCTTTCTGTATGGCAATGAAATAGCGCTGGGCACGGATGAACCGGAGGCGTCCGATTTGCTCCTCGTCTATGCTGAACCCCGCGTTCCAATCCGGATTATCGTCAACGCCTATGCGGTTGAACTTCACGAGCCCGAGCATCACACCGAGCACGATGCAAAAATATTCGTACGATGGTTTCCGGGCTTCGATGGCGTTTAGTTCACCCATCGTGATCCCGGCGATGTCCCGAACGGGCAGACGTTTGTCAAACCACATCCGGCGTTTTATAGGCACAAACTCGGGTTCTGGCAGGTCTTGGATGGTTTTGACGATACGTTCGGTACCCATGCTGAATAATGCACGGTTGCGCATCACAACATCACTAACCGTATCTTTGGGGGTTATCTTCATAGGTTGTAAGTATTGATCGGTTCGAATATCTCTGCGTAAAAGTCCGGGCACAGCTTAACATTGTCAACGATGCGGATGATCTCTCGGCATTCGTCTACCATATCGTTCCACACGCGAACGAGCCGATGCGTCGGGGATGTCCGGGTACTGCTTTCGGTGTTCTTCAACTTTTCCCCGGCAACGGTGTTGAATGTCATATGGTCGCGCAAATAGTAGAAATAGACATATTTGGCAATTACGGATGTCCCTTTGTCAGATTGAGCCAGCAACGCCACAATAGCTGGGTAATCCTCAATATTGTCGGCGACATCCGACCCCAGAAGCATTCGCAGAAACCGAGGTTCGTATTTGGCGATATATGCCTGGATGTCGCTTATGATTTTGGGGGCAGGTCCGGCGGGTTTACCGTCGCTCTTTGTCTCTATTCCAGCAATATATGTCTCGGGATAGGTGAAATATCGCTCGTCTAAGATCATGGTATTTTATTTGAAGATAGGGGCGGCGTGTTGCCGCCCCTATCCGGTTACTCCTCCAAGGTCTTTTTATAGAACCCTTTGGCGATCATCATTTCCGCAGTTGCCCGCGATTTGATGAGTATTTCGCCCTTGTTGATCCCGTCGTGCGCTCTAATGACTTCGACGCGCAGGACGTTGGCTTTAAGGGCGCGACGACCGCGCCTAACGGGGGCGCGTGTCATGGCTGCTTCATCTTTCGCTTTCATGGGTTACTCGGTCGGTCCTGCTGTTGCTTTCTCGATGGCGGCCAGAGCGGTGTTGATGTCGGCGACATAGATATTCGCTTTCATATCCGGCCGTGTAACGAGGGCTTGCCCGCGATACCACAGCCACAGACGATACGAATCCGTCTCCGGGACGCGCTCGATCTCCATAGTGATATTGCGCTTGTCGTGCAGCTGGAGCGTCGTGGAATCGAGCACGACGAGCTCCGAGGCCGAGAGTTTCGGGGTCGGGATAATCGTCATGCCATGCACCGACAAGGCCCCATTGGGCAGCACCGTGATGTAGTCGCCGAGGGTGTTCTTCAGCGTGCGCATCTTGAATTCGGTGGCATAGTTCATCAGCACGTAATTCGGAGCCATCGAATCGTTGGTCTCGACCTTTGCCTGCGTTTTCATGGCGAGGATCAGGTCGGCGATGTTCGGTGCTGACACGCTGGTTGCCACACCCGCCGTCGTTGCATTGAATGCCGTAACGCCGGATTTTTTCAGTCCGTAGATGTGTTTGGGCTTGGAGGCATCCACGCCGTCACCGTCCCACAGCAGAGAATCGAGTTTGGCTGCGATCCCCTGCTGGGCCTTCGTCTGCGCCCATGCCAGGAAGTACCCGAAATCTTCGGCGCTCTCAGCCGAGAAAGGAAGCACGGAACCGAGTTTTGCCAGCTCACGGTATTTGCCCGTAAGCGTGGCGGTGTCGGTATTGGTGTGCTTTGTCATCTCCTCTGCATACCCGGTGCCGTCGGTGTAGGAAGCATCGTTGTACATGATGCGGTTCTTGTCGTCGGGCACATTGATGCGCGCGAAGAGTTGCACGAACGCATTGCGGGGGCTGGCGTCTGCGTAAATCTTCGTCGTCAGCACGGTGCGGTTGGGGTCTTCGTTCGTCACGGCCGACGTGTCGAGTTTGAGCGCGAACTCACCCGTCGATACTCTGCCTCGTCCGTCCCGCATATCCTTATATGCGGCGGCGAACTCTTCCGATTTCAGCACCTCTTCCATAGCGGCGACCAGCGTTTTGTGTCCCTCCTGCTTGGGAGCGCCTTTCTTCATCGTGGCGATCTCGACGCCTTGGGCTTTAAGCGCGCCCTCCAGTTTTTCGATCTTCGCCGGCGACAGCCCGAGTTTCCCGAACTCCTCCTTGACAGCCTCGACGATCTCGTTCTGTGACTTGATGCCTGCCACCATCTCCTCGAACTGCCCTTTGATATAATCTCCGAGCGCGTTCAGGCCCTTTTTCTCGTCCTCGCTGAACTCTACGCCAGCGGGAAGCACAAATGGTTTAATCTCCATTCTTCTTTGTGTTTTTTTGGTTAATTGATATGCGAACCTATTTTCCCGAACATATTTTCAGTGAGTGGTTTCTCCGGCTCGGCTGCGTTCAATGTCTCGATGATTTGCTTTTTGATCTTCATTTTCTCCTCCAATGACGCCGCATTGAGAGCATCGCTCATAACCTTGATGGCGTCCGGTAAACTCTTCACAGCACCGACGAATGCCGTTTCCTCGTTGGCTCCGGCAGTAACAACGGATATTTCATGCAACACGACTTCCTTAACGATGAACGCGTCGAGGGCTTCGTCATATTCCATTTTGTCCCATACGTAATTGAATCCGAACGAGAACTGATTAATATCGCCGTCTTTGAGCTGGAACCACGCGCGCTTTGCATTCGGCACCGCGTCGAAGTTGCTCAGCTTAACTTCTGCATATGCGCCGTCTTCGCGCTCTTCGATAGACAGTATCCGGCCGATAGGGTCGGCGAAATCATGTTGCCATACGAACGCGATTTTGCGGTTTGTGGCCGATCCCGGGCCCCTGTCGTTAATGGACTTGGCGAAGCATCCTTTGATAAGAATATCGCCCGCGCTGTCCTTGTTACCGAAATTGGCGAACTTCACGAGGATAATATGCTCGTCTTCGTTCGCAATGTCCGCTTTTGTCACGGCGAACTCTTTGCGGCAAGCGTTGCCCATTGCCGCCCGGCGCGCTTCTATTTGCTGAGATAAGTTCATGTTATACGATATATTTCAAAAGTTCTGTTTTAGCCTGCTCCGTAGTCATCAGACCTCCGGACACGGCGTTATTCAAGGCATTTACGAGATTGGTCATGCCCGCCGCCTGTTCGCGCTTAGATTCTTGGAATAGCTCAAGATGATCGTAGTAGGGCATAACCTTGAAATCCTCAAATCCATATATCCTGTTGAGCACGTAGAATATATTATTCGCCTCGGGGATTATCGCGTCGTTATATAATATCGCCTTCGCTTCTTTGGCGTTGGCGTACGTTGAACCCTCTACGTCGAGCAGCACGCTCGGCACTTGGTAGATGTCCGCGATTTCTTTCTTGCAGGCTTTCTGTACGTCTGTCAGTCCCAGATCGGTAATCGTTGACGATACCGGACTTACGGCAGCATTCATGAACGTGATCGCGTATTTGAATTGATCGGACCGGATGCCGTACTTTCTGAATGCCTGTTGTATGTTTTTCTTCTCCGACTCTGTTTCCGGCAGCCGAGCATCTCGAATAATATCGCCGCTTCCGGATGTCAGCGAGATAATAGCCAGCATACCGCGGTTGATCATCAGTTCATGCACGGCTTCGTAGGATGCTACGAAAGTATTCACCGGCTTCTGCAATGATATCATTCGGGAGATGTTGCCGCCGCAAGCATTGAGATCATAAGAGGCATCTCTAACGATGAACATATCTTCTTTGGCTATCTTCATCGAAGACCCGCAAATGGTCACTGTGTAATCCACGATATCCGCATCGGGCATGAACGATAACGCCGGAGATATTGCGGCATTTTCCGTGACGCAAAGATTGGGTACAACGAACAGCTCGAAAGCTTCCGGGAATCCCGCTGATTCCATGCGTACGATATAGGCTTTGCCGAAAATCTGCGTCATGGCCTCGATGTGTGCCACGAAGTCCGCGATGCCCTGCACGCTATTAGGATGCGATATGATCCGCACAGCGTCCGGTCGTTCGAGGTCTTCACCATCTTCCGTGGTGGCTGCAAGACGTAGATTCTTAATTGCCGCGCATTTCTTCGAGATTACAGACATCAGCGGCGAGCAAAGTGCGTATGCTTTGGCTTGTCCCGCTTTGCCCCTGGTGTCGATCGTCCCCACGGTTTCAGTTGATCCCTGAAATACCGGAGGTACGCCGATGTAGCTCAATGTCGATGCCGGCAAATTTGAGGCTGTATTATTGCTTTTCCTGCGTATTTCGTAGCCGAATAGATTCATTATGCAGCTATTTGAATAAGGTTCTTGAATTCAGACTGAACGGCATATCTGGCAGCGTCCCATAGATGGTTGAATTCGTCGTGCGGGTAGTTTATGGCGATGCCGTTCACCGTCTCCCACACGTACGAGTTTGCTTCTATCTGCATGTTGCGCGAACGCACGCAATGTATCTTGCATCCTTTCATGGCCGTGATGCCATCCATGACAGACCCCGGGTATTTCCGCACGGGGATGACCGTAAGCCCTTTAATGCGCATTGCGGTTATCATGCTTTCGGGGGATTTGGCATATTTGTCGGCGCTATCTGCATAACATCGGGATACTTCGTTTGTGAAGTGCGGCGAAAGCGCTGCATACAATTTCGAAGCGTCGGCGATAGGCTGATATATCAGCTCCTGCAAATAGAGATGATTTGGAGCCCGAAATCCGACACGTACACAGGCCGTGGGGTCTGCCGTAAATCCGAAGTCGAGGCCCAATACAACGCGTTCGATGTCTTCGGGGAATTCGTCGATCCAGTCGATGTCGGGGAATATCAGCCCCTCCTGCGCGGCACGTACTCCGAGGCCGTACACTTTCCAGCGCCATTCGTCGGCAGTTCCGGCGGCGATATTCTCGGGTGTGGGTTCGTATCCTTCGATTGTGCGGCGAACTCCCGCCGGGCAGAAGGGATTATCCTTGTACGTCGTGTGCGTGAAAATAGTATCCGGAGCGCCCTCCATATGAAACGCCCAATGCTCCGTGTATTTCGGGTTCCAGTCACCGATGACCATCCGCGTGCAACGCATGGTGATATTGTCGAATTGCGCACGGCTTACACCGTCGAGCATCTCGTTGAAATATACGATGTCGCAGTCGTGGCCCTCTTTGACATCCATTTTATCGAGACCCCGGAAACGAATCACGCTATCCTTGATGCGATATTCGGGGAGAATGTTTTCGCCACGCATACAATCGGAATCGTATACGCCGCGCAATTGCAGCTTCTTGCGGAAGTCGTCCAGCGTCTTTTCCTTGCAATCTTGAAGCGTGGCCCGATAACAGTATATTTTAAGAGGTACGGACGATGATGCGCAGATGTCATACAGAAAGTCTGCCGTGTCGAAAGTTTTTCCGGATCGAGAGCTTCCTTCGTCGAAGATACGGACGACGGCGCCGCTCCCGGCGTATAGCTGGTAGAGGTACATCTTGACTTTGTAGGTCTTGCCTCTGTATGTTACGGGATTGGGCGTCATTCCTTCACTGTCATTTTGCCGATGGACTGAATGATCTTGGCAGCTTCGGGATCGAGGACCACGGAAATAGGCTGTATTGCGGCCGTTATCTCCTTACCGTTGGTTGTCACGTCCTGGCGGTCGGCAAGATGCAGAACACGCGACGCAATCGTCGGGTTGTACTGCTCACACATAGCCCCCTCCAACTGATCGGATTCGATTCGCGCGCGCACGCGCGCACACACGCTCAAAAATTCATCCTGCTTTTCGTATTCCCGGAAAGTATTCTCTACAATCTCCGCGAACACGCAGAATCCTACAAGTGTCAGCGGTCGTTCGTAAGGTACGGGAATAACAGAGCCGTCGGCCAATACCCTGTTGCTGTATCGTGGATTCGCTTTCACCCATTCGACATACTCTTCGAACTTGGCTTCAAGGGCTTCGGGGGTATATGCACGAGGGCGGCCCACTTTACGGGTGGGCTTGCTGTCGAGTGTCTTATTGAATCCTTCCGTTCTCTTTGCCATAGAAAAAGGGTCTGCGGCCGGATGAATAGCCACAGACCCTCGTTTCCAGGAAACCTACTACCAACAACGCGTCCTTTCGTCGTTAAGATTCGCGGATGTTGCCGCTTTTCTTGTCCGTGGCCTGCTTCATCACAGGCTTACGATGCAAAGGAGCGAACCCTCGGCACATTGTGCAATAGTTTGACGAAAAATTTTCAGATTTTTTGAAAAAATGTTTTGCATATTCAAATTAAATGCTTATATTTGCAATACCAAAACAACTAAACAAGGCCGACGGGCCATAAGCGGCAACTATGAAAAACTTTATCAATTCTTACGATCGCGTCAAAGGAGCCATTGAATCGGGCAAGGCTATCAACATCTTCAACATGGTAGACGGCGACTACGTCGGCATGGGCGAATTCGAATATTCGGACGAAGCCATGATCGTTCTTGAGCTCGTCGCCAAGAATGGCGAAGGATTCGTCGTAGACATCTGCAATCGTGCTCTCGAATCAATAAATGTCGGCAAGGCTATCACGTTATCCGAAAAACAGCGTTGGTGCATCGCTTTCGCGGCGAATAAGATTTCGACGGATAAAGTCGATGAGCTGCACACAGCCGATGCTGAATTCATCGCTATGGTCGAATCTGAAGAGGCTGTTGAAAATACGGCACATAATAACGAATATTTTGAAAACATGGACGACAATCAATTTATTTCCATTCGTTCGCTTCTGAACCGAGCCGAAGCCGGTGAAACTATCTCCTCCATTAAACTGTCTGATGCCGGTAAATACGCCTCCAACGCGAAAGGTGATATGCTTATCAATACGGACATCTTCTTCTCGTCGCGCGTATATGCATACAGGGCCGATGACCGGCTGGTTAAGATTGGGAAAAAGACGCTTAATGTCGATGAGCTGCGCCGACAACTCGAACGGTTCATCGGTAAAGGATCCGCCGTCGTTTGCATAGGCGGCAAATGCCTTCGTGGCGAAATTACAAAATAGCTCAATATGAAAGAGTACCCCGCATTTATTATCGATAGAAGTCGCCGTTCGGAATCGTCCCGTTTTTCCGACGACTTCATCGTCTGCACCGATCGGGAGGTCGGGTTCATCGCCAGAGTATACAAACTTCCCAAATCACGCCGTGCAGAGTTCGAGCAGAGCATCGCCTGTCTATCCGAATCGCAAATAGATAACCGATACTATTTTGCCATCATTGGAAATGTATTGTGCGTGCTGGAGGTCGTGCGAATGTTGCATGAGCCTGTTGCGCATATCAACAGACTTCGGCCGTTGATGAAGAAGGCTTTCAAAGCCTACATACACGGCGAAGAATCAGCCGTTCGACGGGACGGCCAGCCGTATGACGATCAGATAGCCGCTCTTGACGACATCCTGCGGATGGCAAAGTCGCAACGGTCACGCATGGTCGATATGAACGGTGAAGCGGCCACGGAACGATTTACAAGCGCGATTCAGTCGGCCCGCGATTCCGTTGCCTTGCTTCAAAAAATCACACAACATGAATAAGGATGCATCAAAACGGGGCGGTGCGCGCCCGGGCGCTGGGCGCAAATGTAAAGGCAGTGCGCCGTCGGTCACTGTAAGCTTGCGCCTCCCCCCGGAATTGCGAGACGAGTTGCGCGCGTTTCTGAAATACCGCCGGATGACCGCCGCACAGTTCGTGGAGGAAGGCCTATGCATCCACCGTAAACCCGATGCGAAGTCTTGATCCCCACCGTAAACCCGATGCGAAGTCTTGATCCCCACCGTAAACCCGATGCGAATAGCCCGGGTTTTAATGGGATAGATTGTTCAAAATGTCCGTGTTTTTCTCGGGGAGAAAACCAACTTTAAAGCGGTTTATTGTTCAATATGTATAAAAAATCCCCGAGCTCGTGGCCCGGGAGTTGGGAGGGTGGGTTACCAATCTTCTGTATCGTTATCAGGATTGGCAATTAAATTGTTATGAACATCTTTCTGAATCTGATCTAATAGAGGATTACAGCAGTCTATGATAGCCCGGCGGTAAAAACCTTCTATTGCTTTCATTTTACCATTTTGTTTAAAGCATAAGTCATAAGTGAGAAGTTCTGCTGGGGTATCTGTCGCTGGTAAATATACACCATTAGTTATCCCAGCAGGAGAATGTCCTTTAATTTGTCGAATATCAATTTTATAACGCCCATCTCTACATCTTATGTCAAGTGTGTAGTATATATTTGCATCCACGATCATTCCCATTGCCGCCCTTGTTGGGATAACCGAATATCCTTTTACAATAATAATTCCTTGGTCGGGATCGTCTAATTGAATAACATCTTTTGCCGAATTGAATATATTCGTTATGCACAATTTTGTCGCATTATATAGGGCTTTCTTGTCATGCCTTTCCTCGTGAACAACTTTGGAAAAGACAACCTCGCCTTTTTCGTTGAACGGCATCTTTCCCTTTCCGTATCGTTTTTGATCAGCCTCTTTATCGATCTGTGCCCACATAGGGGCCGCAAACAAAACCAAAGAAATAGTAAGTAAAAGTTTCTTCATGGTGTTTAATTTTTGGTTTATACAATTTACCCCCCCCCGGATACTCGGAGAGGGGCATTTTTGTTTAGTGCTATTATGTGTGTGCTTTGGCATACGGTTCCAGCTCTCCTCTGGTAGGCATTAGTCTAATTAGAACACCTTTAGCCCTCTTTTTTTAGGGCGACTTCGCCCTTGTTTTTAGCCCTCTCTTCTCGGAACAAGTCAAGTAATACCCCGTTTTGCCGGATTAGTTCCTCGTTTTGTCGAAGGACTTGGTCTAAATACTTCTTCATAGTGTTTGAATTATTTAAGTCAGCTTCCGAAAGTGTTGCGTCTTCTCCTCCTTGACTGACAGGTTGGTCGGTATTTTTAAGCATTGACCCTTTTTCAGTCAACATCCAATCCGTATTTAAATCAGGAAATGCCTCTTCTATCTGAGATAATTTAGATGGGCTCGGCTCCTTTTTTACTTGATTAAAATAGCCATTTGATAGACCTGCACGACGTTCAAATGCCGAAATTCGTATTTTGGCATATTTGCAATATTCCTCTATGCGCTCTTTAAGTGTCATTAAATCAATGGCTTTATATTTTTCCTAAATACTATAAAGAATAATTATCTAAAAATTACCCCAAATAAATATAT